GGCGAACAGAACACGTACTAGAGCAATGCTCTCTGTCCTGATGGGTCCTACCAACAGGATAAAAGTGCATTCTTATAGGCGTGTCTGGTCGCAAGGGAGTGTTGTGAACTATCTCAACATTCCCGGTTTGATAGGCCCTCTAGGACCTGTCATTACGGCGGGGGGTGATAATACCGATGTCAGTGGTTACTGGCAACCGATATTACCCCACTTTTTCAAGGACACAACCGATAGAACTCGCTTGATTGGGAGTAAACTTGGTGAATCTGAATTTTTTCAGGGCCACGTTTATTCTCCGCCACGCGACATATCGGAAGTGCAGACCTTAAACAGCATATTCGACATTCCACCTGATCCCCCTCGTGACGAGCCGTATTTTGCGACTATTCATAAGGGTGAGCAAGTGGATGGCGTGCAGTTTGGTCCCTTCGCTGCTGCGTTAGGTACTGATAGCTTCGAATCACTAGTTCGTCGCGAGAAAGAACTTATGGCTGCAACTATGCAGAAATATGTACTTCCGATGTACAAGGGTATTACCCCTGAAGCACGGAACTACAGTCTTTTTCGCAACGTAGTGGAACTTCGTGATGTTCCTCGAGGTATTCTTCAATTAAAGAGTACTCTCGAGAACTTCATAAAGTTGGCTGATTCCATTAATATACCGTCACGGCTTGGAAAGGTGCTTCATAACACCAAAACAAGCTTAAGCGATATACCGAAAGAGTATTTGTCTTACCATTTCGGTTGGAAACAGACCTTCAAAGACGTCATGGACCTGCTTGAAGCTCCCTCAAAGATAAGCAAACAAGTTAATTTGCTTATTGAGAGAAGCGGCAAAGCCTCGACTTATAGATCGAAACGACAGTTTCCATCTACTGACGAGAACGTTCCGGGCTTTACTTATGTCACCAACGGCATGGATAGAAACCTGAAAATTAGTTCTCGGATCGATAGAGTTATCGAACTGAGAATGGTAGTTAATTCTACCTTCACGTTTCCTCCAGCCGCTGAGATCCTAGTTCGCAAGGAACTCTTCCTTGACAAGCTGGGGCTCTTTCCCAGGTTCATTGATATCTATAATTTGATACCATGGACCTGGCTAGTTGATTGGTACACCGGCCTTGGTAACTATCTCGAAATTATCGAGAATATCAACAGGGACCGATCTATCGTCAACTGGGCAATGCTTACCGGTGTTTCCAAAGGTAAGCTTACGACAGAGCTTAAGTCAAGTCAAATAGATCATCGAATAACGTCGTTTAACTTGGTTGATAATGCGCCCCCTACCGATATAGTTACCGTTAGGGAGACGAGTCATCAATCAACTTACGACTTTACCTACCGCAAGCGGCAGGATGTTTCGACGATCTTAGATGTGAGCTCAATATCTGATACGTCATCATTGTCGACGTATCAGCAATCGATACTCGCAGCCATTTTGGCTACGATGATCGACTTTAAGCATAAGCCTAGGAATATTTCCTAGGAGATGCTACTATTAATTTCACAGGAGATGTTCTATGCTTCCCGATCCAGTCACAGTGGCCGCCCGTGCTCCCACCCCTTCGCTCGTCTTCACGACGATCAAACAGGATGGGTACGGTTCGGAGCGTGTTGACATTGGCGGCAACGGTTACAATGTTGTCATCAATCACACGCCGAATAAGAGCAAAGGTAACGCTCACTACGTCCAAATGAAACAGACGAAGGATGTTACCAACCCTTATTCCCTCTTGGTACAGAAGGCGGAAGCCTCTGTTTCCATTGCTATCCGACGACCCGCTTTCGGGTTCACCGATGCCGATGTTGTGGCTTTGGTGAATGCCTTGGTGGACTTCGTTATGGATAGCGAAGTGACTCCTGGTAAGCTGGTACAGTTCCAGTCTTAAGAAGCTTGAAGAGGAATCTAGAATGAATCATCATCGCGATGAAAATTCTAAGGCTACTCGGGCTTCTTATGCTCTGGATCTGTATCTGGCTTTTCTTTTCCGCGCTTTTCTCCTTTTGGGGAGTGTGGCTCTTGCAGCCATACTTCTTGGAGGATGTAGTGCAGGAAGTGATACAGCGTCTTCGCGACTTGGCGGAGACATCGTAACCAGGGAACTTCCTCCAATTTCGGAGGATGATGGGGATAAAGCTAGGACCTGGAATCAGATACCTCATGGAGGCGCTGATGAAAAGTCCGGTTATTCTCCTTGCGGGCCTTTGGAGATCAATCCAAAGGCTCGAACCTGATGTGAGAGGCCTCGATCGTGATATTATCACGATCGAGAAAAGGTTCGAAAACGAAGGCTATGGCTTCCTAACCATAGCTTTACCATCCCTTGGGAGTGCCATAGACAATGGCATCTCTTCTGGTTGGTTCACCTGCCCCGTTGGCTTTAAACGAGCCAAAAGGTTAGCAATCCCTGCATTCATGCAAGGTATGCTATGTGAGGTTTTCGATCCGTTCACAGGCCAACTTAAAGGGGATGCTTCTGCATCAATCATAGGGCTTTGTCGCAAAGCTCTATACCTCTTTAAGAAAGTTCAGCTCGAGTCAGATCAAGAAGACAAGCTTGATCGACTCGCGAAAGCTGGATTTTACCAATGCGATGATGTTGCTCGGGCGGTTATATTGCCGTCCTTGGAATCTCATCTAATTGGTGTTGTAAGTAGCTATATGCTCAAGTCCCTTTCATCTAAGGACTTAACTACAGCTAGCTACAAACATGGGCCTGGTGCTGTTTACGAGGGATTGAAAGGTAACCAGAAGTGGTCTACCTTGCAAGAATTTATCAGGGATGATAAATTCGAGCTAGAGCGTTTCGGCTACAATGAGTTCAACGTTGGTCTTTGTGATTTATCACAAAGAGTTGATCTCATGTCGTCGTCATCGCTTATCGGCCCTCGTATCAGAGCTCCTAGACGCACTGCCAAACTTATCTCGGTGGCGAAAAACTCGACATCGAGACGAACCATTACGGTCGAGCCCTTGTTGAATCAATTTATTCAGCAAGGTCTTAATACCATCCTCCGGGATTCTATCCTTGAGTGTGGTATACTACGTAATAGTTTGGCTTTAACCGACCAAACCAAGAATCAACAACTTGCTTTGGAAGGCTCCCTATACGACAACTGGGCAACCATCGATCTGAAGTCTGCATCCGACCTTTTGAGCGTAGAGCTCGTAAAGGCCGTATTCAGTCGTCATCCTGAATTTCTCAGGGCGATGATGGATTGCCGTTCTACCTCAGTTACGGACGGTTTAAACACCGTTCATAACCTCGGTAAATTTGCCGGCATGGGAAACGCTCTGACATTCCCGGTTCAGAGTATCTGCTTTACAGTAACATGTATTGCAGCTATTCTTAGCAAGGCGGGTAAAAAACCGTCTTACCAGGATGTTGAGCGAGCGTCTAGATGCGTCCGCGTCTATGGTGATGATATCATCGTAGCCAAAGACGTAGCACATCTGTGTGTGAACTGGCTTACCAATGTTGGCCTAAAAATCAACATGGGAAAGAGCTTTCTTACTGGAAACTTTAAAGAAAGCTGCGGAGTCGATGCGTATAAGGGTGTACTTGTTACCCCCATATATATGCGATTCCGGCCAGATACACCTAGCACAGAGCCTAACACTATAGCTAGTCTCGTGTCTACAGCCAACCAGTTATGGATGGACTGCTTGTACGAGCCTAGCGCCATACTTCGGAATGAAGTTGAAGAGAGATTAGGAAAAACTCTTCCTCTTGTGTCCAAAGATAGTGGTGTGTTAGGGTGGCACAGTCGTCAAGATACTATGTTCTCCCATCGGTGGAACAAAGTATTGCAAAGGCACGAAACTCGTGCTTTTGTTCTCACCTCTCTGAAAAGGAAAGATGAGCTCGACGGTTGGGCCGCACTCCTTAAGTTTTTCCATGTACCGCTTTTAGGGCGGGCCGTGGGGCACTTAAGGGAGTCTTCTATTCGCTTTAAATCGCGAATAGCAGTGCGGTGGGTGCCTACGAGAGTAGGTTAAATCTATTCTTTTAACAAGAATAGTCAGAGAGCGCAC